CTTTTATTTGTTCTTCTTTTATTTGTTCTTCTTTTATTTGTTCTTTTTTTATTTGTTCTTCTTTTTCTTTTTCTTTTTCCTGCCACCATCGCTACATCCTCTGCTACATCTGCTGCAGGAACTAAAACGCTTTCTACATGGGCAATAATAGGTTCTGCTACGGTTGACACTTCTTCAACATGTGCTATTGGCGTTATATATTTTAATGTTTTTCCTATAGTTGATTCCACCGGTTTTTCAATAGAAACTATTGGATTTGTTTTAACAGAAATCTTTGGTTTTTTTATAAGCGCGCCGCCAGAATCACTTCTTAATAAACGTTCTAATTGTTGTCTTTTTTCTTCTTGATGCAGATCTGCTAATCTTTGTTGTTCTGCTTCAGCTAATAATCGTAATCTTTCTTTTTCTGCTTCAACTGCCTTTGCTGCTCTTTCTTCCTCTGTTATTTCTTCAGCAGCAGCATCCGGTCTTAAATCTGCAGTCATATTTAATAATGGGTCTATGTCTACGCCAATGGGCTGTCCATTATTAAAAGCTCTTGGTGGCGTATCATTACCATTCATGCCGCCTCTTGTTTTTCCGCTTCTTGTTTTTCTACTTCTTTTCTTATAATTTTTTTTTATCATTTTTTTAAAACCTTTTATCTTCATTTTTCGTGTCATTATATAATAATATAACAAAATATTTATTGTTATATTATTTAGTACAAACTTATTTTATTTAACTCAGTTTATAGACCTCCAGGAAAACCTACTAAATTAGCACCAATTCCAAATCCAGCACCTGAACGTGTTGTTGCTCCAATACTTGGAATATAAGTATCTAAAATACTAAATGTAGCAGCGGCTGTTAATGCTAAAAGACAAATTTCTTCAATATTTAATGAACGTTTAGGAATAGCATAGGCGGCAATAGCAACCATAAGACCTTCAACAAGATACTTAATAACTCTTTTAACTAGTTCGGCAATATCAAACATTCTATATTAATTATCAAGAAAAAAATATATTATGCGATAAAAAAACTTAAATATTATACTTATCAATATTTATAATATGAATACTAAAGAAAATACTTCTTCGTCAAAATATCAGAATAAACTTACAAAAAATGGTAAAGCTAATCCTAAATATGTTGATTTATTAGAAGAAGATAAACCTATAGCCGGACAAAAATTTGTATGCGTATCGTTTGTATCTCCTGATAAAATTTTAAAGCAAAAAGAAATCTTTTTTTTCCAAGAATTCCTAAAGAAATGGGATTTTACAAAAAGTATGGACAAATTTGCCCAATTTTTAAATTTTATTAGTTATAAATACAAATTATCTTTTGAAGACGTAACTAAAGATTTTCAAGAATTTGTAAAAGATGAATATGATGCTTTAATACAATCTAGTATGGAAGATGATTATAAATCATTTTTAGATCAGAATGAAGAAGAATTAGAAAATGCTTTTAACACTCAACATAGTTTTCAAACAGCTACGCGTGGATTAAAAGTGCGCGGAGTTTATCCAACTCTAGAAGAAGGTGAATTGAGATGTAAGATGTTGAGAGAAATGGACCCAAATCATGATGTATTCGTTGGACCAGTAGGTCTGTGGATGCCTTGGGATCCTGAGGCTTATAAGACTGGTCGTGTTGAATATATGGAAGATGAATTAAATCAATTGATGCATGAAAAAACTAAGAATGAAACTTTTGCTAAATCCGCATTTGACCAACGAGTAAAAGAGTCTAAAAAGAAAGCTATTGATGAAAATATTAAGATTGCTGAAAAGACAGGTGCTTCTTTAACACAGAATATAGATGAAGATGGTAACTTGATTGGTATAAATAATATGAATACACAAGAATCTAAACTTCGTGATAAAGAACAAGACACTATTTCAGCAGCAGATATTCGTGCTGAATTATTTGAAGGCGATAATATTGTTGTAGGCAAATCTGATTATGGGCAAAGTGAATTAATAAGCGGACCATTTGCTACTAAGAAAGCATAAGAATTTAAGGCGTTTCATTAAATAAGTATTCTAATAAAATAACCAATAAAAGATCAAAAAATATAATAACTATAATATGTAAAAAATACATTAAATATTGTTTTTGAATTTTCTTTGTTAAATCACGTTCATTTGTATATTGTAAATAAAAATCTAACAAATCTTTAAATATAAATGCCGCAAAAACTATCATACCAGCTTCCAAAACATGAACAAGTTTATGTTTCCAACTAGAAACTAATTTCATTATATATTATTTCTTATAAAATAATATACAATTTATTATATACTTTATTATATACTTTATTATATAATGACTAAAACACAAAATAGAAAAAATCATATAAACAAAACTTCTAAAAATCATAAAAATCATAAAGCACATTCTAAAAATATTCTTCATAAGTATTTGCCAATAAAACCACATTTTGAGGAAACAGAATTATGTTGTTCTATTCGTTTTTATGATAATCAACCTGATATTATCAAACAATTTCATAAAGCAAAAAAATTTGTTGAAACAATTCAGGTTTCTAATAAACCAAATAAAGAAATTTTACATGGAAATATTAATGCGTCTTTGTATACAACTGAATTTTTAAAAATACACCCTGAAAATAAATTTGCTAAATATTTATCTATGGTAAATAACAAAGAACTCGGCACTACTATTGGGTTTTCAAGATCGGATGCGCATAATTTAATTAGATGGGCTAACAATACATTAATTGATACAAAGGTAGCTATTTTTGATTGGGATGGTACGTTATCTGTTATTGAAGGACTTATTTTACCACCAACTAAAGAAACTACTACAGAATTAAAAATGATTGGTGTGACAGATAAAGAAATAGCGGAATACTATATTGGTTCAAAAAAAAGAATGTCATGGTTAAAAGAAATGTTTAATTTTTTATATAAAAAAAATATTGAAGTATACATTTTAACAAATAATCCTATAGCTGCTTGTAATTGGAATAAATTAAATGATGATGGAATTGGACCATTCTCTCGTGCCAATTTTTTTAATGTTGTAAAACAAATTATTCCTCATATGAAAGAAGAGAATATTCTATGTGGTTATGAGACAGATGGATTTAAACCAGATACATTTTCTAAAAATTCGCATTTGACCCAAATTTATACACGAATTCAACATTGGCATTATACTAGACATAACTCATCTAGTAGCGTGTAAAAGCAAGTCCTATTTTATTTGCCTTCTTCGCGGTCTAATTGCGTTTGTTGTACTTCTAGTTCTTTTAGTTCTCTTTGTCGTTGTCTTTGTTCTGATCTTTGTTGTTCTAATTCATCTAATTCTTGTTGTCTTCTCTCAAGACTCTGTTGTTGTAACCTAATTTTTTCTTCTAATTGATTAAATAATTGAATTAATAATTCGTGTTTAACTTGTAGTATACTTTGTATTCTTATTCGTCTTTGGTGGCTTATATCAGAACTCGTCTGTAAAATCCATTCTCCTTCTTCTATTTTTTTTATTACATTGCTTATTTCTTGTTTAAGTTTATAATTTTCTAAATCATAGCGTTCTACGGATATACCATTACTTAATTTTTGCGTTAATTCATCTCTTTTTAAATCTTTTTGTATTCTCCATGATGCTAATTCAGCATCTTGTTGCTCTACAGGTTTTTCATCACGAATGCTTTGTAATCTATGTAGTTCAATTTGTGTAGGATCGTATTCAATTTCTCTACAATCTACATTATTACTATTAGGGTTACCTTTTAATTTAAACCATAATCCTTGTCCATTTTCATCGGTATTTTCAGTACAACATTTATAATAATTATGTGGAATATCAGTTTTTTTTACTATAATTTCATTCTTATTTCTTTCTCTACATCTTGGAAACATGCCATAATTTCCTCTATATCCATATAAAAGTACTCCTCCTTTTTGATGTCGTATTCTTTTATGTTGTCTGGTTTTATTTTTGTTAGTTTTATTGTTAGTTTTATTTTTGTTAGTTTTATTTTTGTTAGTTTTATTTTTGTTAGTTTTATTTCTTGTATTTCTTGTATTATTCTTTTTAATTCTCTTAATTCTAGTTTGCTTCTTACTAAATTTTAACATATATAATAATATGTTAAAATAATTATAAAAACGAAATTACCATTTTGTTTTTTTAACGCTAATTTTTGGTCCTTGTCCACGCTTTTTTGTATTATTTGGGTCATATTTTTCATCTTCATCATCTGATTGTATATCTTTACTTAATTCCCAAAACTCTTTGCTACCTAATTTGAAATCATTATGAGTATCTGCTTTATACCAAAATACCTGTTCATGTAATTTATTTGATTTTGCATTATTATTAATCACTAAACACTCATAATTTTCTGTACATTGATCCATTACTTGACAAAATGATTCAAATGTAGGAAACATACCAGCATAATTTTCATAAATTCTTTTACGATTTGCGATATATGGTTCTCTCAAAATAAAAACATAATCTATATTAGTACGAAGAGTTGGCGGAATTCCTAAAGGATATTGCATTGTAATGATTAACATAATTTTCCAATGTCTACCATTCATAAAAAGTAAACGCATCATTTTATCACGCGTCCATGCACCATCATAAAGGCAATCATCAAGAATTACAAAAGCACGTGGATCAATCGTGCTTCGTTTAAATGCCTCCATCTCTTTTTTAATTTGTTTTAATACAGATTTTTGTCGCTTTAAAATATTCTCAATAATAGCAGTATTATATTCATTATGAATAAATAATTTAGGTACTAATTTGCCATAAAAACCATTACCTTCTTCTGTTCCAGCAACAACAACACCAATAGGTATATCTTGATGATAATAAAGTAAATCTCTTACTAAAAAAGATTTACCTGTATCACGCCGTCCAATTAAAACAACAACAGGACCTTTTGCTTCATTTGGTTTGAAACTAATAGTTTTCATATCAAATTTTCTCAACTCCAGCGTCATTATTATTGTATATAGATAATTAACTGCGATAATATTGACGCATAAATTCTATTTAATATTTCTAAATCCTTTTATGCTTTTTACTCTTTTTATTACTTTTGCTTTTTTTATTCTTTTTATTCTTTTTACTCTTTTTATTCTTTTTATTCTTTTTACTCTTT